TTATCTGTGGTCTTATACCATAGATCGCCTTCATAATACCCGGTTGATGGAGCTGATGCCTGCACAAACAGCCGGATCGTAATGTTATTGGTGATTGTCCGGTTTGTCAGTGACCGCACCGCGTCCGGAATGCGTGTATCTGCCGCAGCGACCCATATTGTACTTGAATTATACCGGTTTGTCCGGTAGTCATCCAGGTCAATCCAGTAATCACCAACCGCCATTCCTGTCGTCGGCTCCGTATTCTTGATGAATACGACAATCTTGCTGTCGGTCAGCGCTTCAAGCGCTTCTGTTGTCGATATGGCCTCATATAAGCTGCCGGTCAGGTTGCCGATCTGCGTTTGCAGCGATGATGTTGCTGACGCTATGGAATTATTGAGCGACGTCCCAAGCGCTATTCTTGCGGCAGCTTCTACTGAATCCGCCGTTGCCCTCGCACTCTGCTCTTCGGTAATCGCCGCCGTGTTTGCATTGACGGTAGCGGTCAGTGTCGTAATGCTTGACGCTAGTGCGGTATCTGCGTCGGCCCTGGCCGTTTGCTCTGCTGTTATTGAAGCTGCGTTGTTGTTAAACGCCGCCGTCAATATGGTGACCTGGCTGGCAAGTGCGCTTTTCAGCGTTGTCATGGCCGATCTGATCTGCAAAATACCGGCTGCGTTTTGCTTGAGCGACGACGTAATCAGCTGAATCTGCATCGCCATCGATTCTGTCGCCGTCTGTATCTTGGACTCAAGCGTAACAATGTCCGCACCGCGTTTTCTGGCCTCTGCGAGCAATAAGTCACGCAGTGCATCCATACGGCCAGACATATCCGTTACGTCGGCCAGAATGGCCTCTATGCTCTTTAATACGTCGGTATTATCAGGCGGAGTCGATGCTGTGAGGCTTACGTCCGCTATGGCCGCAGATAAACCGCCAAGCTCGTCGTTTATGGCGTTCAGGGCTACAACAAACGTCTGTTGGTCGTAGTTGTCCGGGATGTATGGGAGCGTCGCGGTCATCGCTTGCCGCGCGGGATAATGTTGGCGCGGAGCTGACCGATAGACCAGTCCGAATCGGTTGGCCCGGTAATAGTCATCGCTACCTGTCGAGCCGTAAACCGCGCGTCTATCTTGCCTGACCTGGCGCGATACGTCCGCGTGTCCACCTGCTCGCGCATTGGCAGCATGCTCAAGTGTAGCTGATATTCAAGCTGCTTGCCGTTGGCTACCAGTTCGTCGGTTATCAGCCGGTCAACCGTCATCAGCGTATCGCCTTCGCCAATATCCGCCATTGCGTTTTTCAGGTACGGCACAAGGTCACCAATGTTTTCTGAATCCGCGAGAGTTCCGGTTTCGTGCGAGTATATCCGCGTTCCGTCGGACAGTAATGGTTTATTGAGAGCAAACGACATATTCCACGCTGTTCGAGACAAATAACCCGTCGCCCACGTGTTATCGGTGACGTTCCATACGATATATCTGTCAGGTATAGGCTGCACCCCTGTTGCCGGTGCAGTACTTACAAAGTACCACCAGCATTCGTTATACGCTTCGTTGTACCCTCCGAAGGTGTATCCTTCGTAGCCTTTGACAATGTTTCGTTTTACGTAGTCATGCACCATGTTCTGTACGGTGCTGTATTGTCCGTTCCATACGCCAACGCCATTGACGTTCAGCCAGCAAATAAAGTTCGGCGTCACAATTATGGAGTTCTGGCTGTACGGCTCGTCGTACTGATTGACTATCTTTGTCAGGCCGTAAACAAGCGTTCCTCCAACGTATGACACCCGATACACCGCCGAGGAGCTGAATAGGTATAGGTTCTGCTTCCACTTGACCGCCGCGGACAGCTCACTCTCATCGGGGATCGTTAAACTACCAGCTCGATTGGTGACTTCCGGAGTCCACACCGCATAATTTTCAATGTCCGACCACTGGATTTTAGACCGGTTGCCGTTTGGCGCAATGGCAAAGACAAAACGCTCATCACTGACGATTGACCAGCTCACCCCCGCAGGGCTGTTTGCGCATTGCGTGAGCACCGTATCGTCTTTGCCAAGCTTGTATATTTTCCCGTCCGACGTACACGAAACAATCAGTGTTGTCCCGAATGTGGCGAAAGCGTAAGCATACGCTGTCGGATCGTATGCCTTGAACAGGTCACGGCCAAAAGGTGAGCCATAATCGCCTTTGCCGTACAACCCGCACCCGTACCCGTCTGTAGTGAGCTGTCCCGGCGTAGGCGTAGCAAAGCCCGGCGGCGTTATGTTGGTCAGTGTTCCGTCGTGCCGATAAATTCCTGTTGTTGTCCCAAGAATTATGATGTTCAAATCGCCCACGGAATACGAAAATACGCCGATTATTGTGCCGGTTACGGTCTCATCAAACAAGCGCTTCCATCCGCCGATAGGACGCACTGTTCCATCTACAAACCGGATCAGGTTTGACTCGCTCCACCGGCCTTCGTTACTGTACTCTGTGCCTATATCGATTAAGCCTGGGGCTGGCGTGATCTTAACAAAGCTCATACCGTGCGCCTCCAACGATACACAACAATGTACGGCTGAAGGTTTGCGTTCGTTGCGCTATTGCCGGTGCTCTGTATTGTGGTCGTTGCAGATACCGATATGCCGGTAGTGGCTGAGGATGATGTAAGGTTTGTATTGTAGCTGCCGCGTTGATCGACCACTCCTGCCGTTGCTGAGTTTTGGTAAGCCCCGTTTGTGGAATGCGTATGTCCCGGATCGGTTACACTGGTATTTGTTGTTGCTGTGTGCGTGTGTGATACCACCACGGCGTCGCTTGAGCCGCCTGTTGACCCCGCTGTTCCAAATGTGGCGTCTCCTGCCTGATAACCAATCGTTACCTTCCCTGTTCCGTACAGTTCCCACGTGCCGAACCCGTAATATGTGTTTGGGTTTGCGCTGTTTGTGGTCTCAAAAATAAACCCAATAGGCATCAAGAACGGCCCAACGGCAGCTAGAATGCCACCGGCAAGCAGGTTCAGCTCTGCTGCGCTTGCAGTGACGGCTACCCCGTCAATCTGCCAGTTGCTTTTACCAAGTTTGGCTGTTCCGCTTGCGGCATTAAGCGTTTTTCCTGATCCGACGTTTAGCCCAACACTTGTTCCTGCGCCCGAAAACACGGCATCGATAGCATCGAGTGCGTTGTTAAGCTTTGTTCCCCAGGTGTCACGACTGGAGGCTATTTCGGGCTTTACCAGCCCGATGTTTGACGTTACGCTGTCGGCCATGTTATCCCCTGTAGATGTTGAATGCGTGTCTGCGCTGCAACTGCGGGAACTCTGTCCCCAGTGTCATCCGTGTTTTATTGCGGTTTTCGTGTTCCTGTACTTCCTGCATCGACTCTTCAAATAGCGTCTTCCACATGGCCAGCCGTCCGTCCTCCATCAGAAACGGTGCTGCCGCCGTCAATGCTCCGTATAGATACACGTCCGGAAACTCCGTAAGCAGCCAATTCGTACTATTGACTGATGACAGTGTATTCTTCTTGCCGTACCTGAACGTAAACGGATATACGTTGTTTGCTGGGCAGTTAAACGCCAGGCGGCTGCCATCAATAGTCCAGTATTGTGGATAGTTGGCTATTGGGATATACCCAATCTGCTCAGGGTTACGGTAGATCAGCTCTGTTCGCGGAATCCACGCTTCAAGCCATAACGCCACCGGAACGCCATAGTCTTCCGGCAGTGTTATGTACTGCGATCCGATTGTTGATGTCAGGTGCGCTTCGGTCTCGTTCATCCGCAACCTGAGCAGACGTTTTAGCCTGCTTTCGGCCAGATGGATAAACGTCGGAACGCGATCTGTCAAGTCTGTTCGGTTGAGCCATTCGGCTACGGCGCTTTGAAGCTCGATGTAGTTAGTTATCGACATGCTTAACCTGCACTAACGGTCGGGAACTCCCACTTGCCGCTTTTTGATACGAAAATACTTCCGGCACCAGTGGCGTGAGAAGTAACCCCGATCGATCCGGATGGTGCGGTGGTGGTTGTTACTCCTGCGGTAATCGCTGTCGCAAATACGTACAGCCCACCAACAACATTTCCGGTTAAGTTTCCAGTTACATTGCCGGTTACGTCATTTGTGATCGTGTTTCCGGAAATAGTGGAATTTATGATGATTCCGCCGTCGATTTTCTGGTCAGAATATGCTGCACCGATAGATTTTGAGTTTGCCATTGTTGGGTGTGGATATGTTGGTTTTGCCTCCGAGTAAATCACCAGTTACCTGCACATTGCTTTTTTCCTTCCGGTATTTTAGGGGTAAAAATAAAAAGGCCCCCGAAGGAGCCTTTTTTGTAGCAATGGCTACGTTCAGCCTGTCGCGTTAATACGTGCGGCAAGCTGCGGCCTGATGGTCTTGCAGCCCCAGAGCACGTCAAGACGGCACGGGAACGTGTCATCCGAAATGCTGTACTGGCGCACAATCCTCATGCTGATCCCGTCAAACACTTCGCGAGCCGCAAAGTCTACGCCCTTTGGCATAACAAGGTCAGCTGTGGCCAGGGCGAATGCGTCGCGGTGATATACCATTGAATTGGTCATCGTTGCCGATGCTCCGCCACCAAGTTTTGCAACCACTCCATTAGCTGTGGGTGCCGCGGACACATTCTGCCTGCCGCCCGTGATTACGATAGACGGGCTAATGTGCAGGTTTCCGCCGCCGCCAGAATAGTTGGCGGTCACGACAAACTGCTGCAATACGCCAGTGCTGGCTTTGGTTTCGGGATGCACGCGATAGCAGCCCGCAAAGGTCACGATGTCGCCAGCAAGGAACGTGTCGGAGCCGGTTTTAACGGTAACATAGTCGCCGACCTGATCCGCCCCGTTGACCTGGTAACCGGTAGTTGCCGCCGATGTACCGGTCTGATGTACGCCGATATGGCTTGATTCGTAGAAATCAAACCCGCCGGTGCGACCCATCGACCCCTCTTTGTACTGCTTTTCGATCTCGTTGCTTGACTGGAACAATCCCTTAAGGCTATCAACAAGTTCTACTGAGTGCTGCGTGGAGAGCAGCGCGGTCCTGTTGTTGTCCGAAGGGGCAAGATTGTCGTTCAGCGCTTTGCGACCGGAAAGAATGTTTTTGAACGTGATTGCGTTTGCGCCGCCATCAACCAGGTTGTACACATCTTTGTACATGGCAAGAGCGCGGGCCTCGACGTTAGAAGCAATAACGGCCATTGCCGGGTCAAGGATGCGCTTTGAAAAGTCATCCAGAGACAATGTAAGCTCTGCGCTTGAGAACTGCACGTCAACGCCGGAAATGTTGCCGATGGTCAGCGATACGCTCTGTTCGGAAGTGTTCTGCGCCGAAAGCGTTGAGTTTTCGCGTACAGTGTACTGGTTCGGTACGCGGATTTTCAGCGTGTCGCCAATCTTCGCTCCGGAATTGGCAAATGAATCGTCATAACTGCGATTGATCGACCCGGCAAACACTAGTTTCTGGTGCAGAATACGCAGGGCTTCACGGGTTACCGCAGTAGGGGTAAGAATACTATTGGTAGCAGACATGGATTATCTCCTTTTTTTCGATACTTGTTCGTTTCTGGCTTTCATCCATTCTTGCGTGCTCATGCGCTCCATATCATTTGCGCCGCCGCCACTTTTAGCGGCAATCGTCGGGACTGGCTTAGCTTGAGTAACGGGCTTGGATGTGGCCTGCTTGCTTGATTTAATCATCTGGCTTCCGATATGCGCCATATGTAGCACCTTGACAAGGCGCGGGTCAAACACTTGGCTCATTTCCTGAGCTGTGAACCCGAACGACTCTTGCCCGAACTTGCTCAGTTCGGCGGCTTTATCTGGACTCCAATCTTTGATGTCTCTGGCAAGCACGGCGCGGCCTTCCTCGATCTGCCTGGCAGTATTCTGCTGCGTTTCGAGAGCTCTGTACTGCTCTTTCTGTTGCAGCGTTACCTGCAACTGACCTTTAACATCCTTCAACTGCTGATACTCGATAAACGCCTGCTGCGCTGCAATTGGATCGGTTTGTGAGGCTGATGCCCAGTCGATCTTTGCATATTCACTCAAGCGGTCTTCGATAGCATGCAGTTTCGCATAGTCCGCAATGTTGGCCTGCTGAAACTCGGCTTGCTCGCGCAACTGAAGAGCTGCGGTATCAAGTGCCTTACGTTGAGCGGCTACATCCTGCGTCTTTTGCGTGTAGTCCTTGTGCATCATCAGTGCGTCTTTCAGTGCTGATGGTATCTTGTACTTCTTCCCGTCTTCCCATTCTACCTCTTCAGTTTCATCGACCGGTTCGGTTTCGTCTGGTATGATCGGGTTTCCATCATCATCGATTTCCGGGACTACGGTTTCATCGATGGCGGGATCATTGCTGACTTCTTCCGGCGTGGCAATTATCTGCTCATCCGTCTGATTGGTCATTTCTTCGGGCATGGGTACACTCCTTGTGGTTGGTGTTTATTGTGGTACTGCCATTCTTGGCTGTTCTGGTGTTGATCGAGATAAAGGGTCGTGCTGAATTGGCCCAGGAACTACGCCTTGGCCCTGAAACGGAAAACCCGCTTGCCCTCCGCTTTGCGGCATTGGGTTTGGCGCGTTCAGTATTTGTGCAAAAGTCTGCAACACAAGCGCTTGCACCTGCTCTGGCCCCATTGCTATCTGCGTGAGCTTTAAACGGTCTGTCTCAGCTTCATAGGCGTCAATCTTGAGCTTGTCGGCTTCAAGCGTCTTGTCCATCTTAAGCGATGTCACCTGCTGCGCTTGCTGCTGCAATGCAGCTTTAAGCTGCTCAATAGCTTGCTGCGCCTGTTGCATCTGCGGGTTTTGGCCCTGCAGCTGAGGCGGCAACATGGTTTTTAGGCGCTCTGCAATTTCGTCAGCACCGGGCCAGTCGAGATTCTTCGCAAGCAGATCTCCGATAAGCGGCGCGACCTGCGGATTTGCCCGTATAAGCTCAATCATCTGCGTTGCGGCCTCTTCCCTGCGCGTTGTAAATGACGGGCCTGTCTCTACCGTCAGATCGTACTTTCCGGTTGAAAGATCATAAATGCGCTGCGAACCATCGGGGCCTGAAAGCAGCGTGTTGAGCTTGATGTTCTGCGGATCGTCACCTTCCGGGCCAAGAATACGGATCATTCTCTGCCCGGTGTAGACCGACGGAATCAAGTCGATCAGGATTCTGCCTGTGTGCCGAATTGCCCTGGACAAGTTGTCGATGAAGTGGAATGTTCCGATGTCGCCCTCTCGCTGCCGGGCAAGTATCGCTCTTCCGCTGGTTTCGTTGCTTGCGTTGCCAAGCGATGCGTCATATATCCCCATGACCGCCTTCATGTCATCCGATGCATTCAGTGCTTCTTGCAGTGCTCCTGCCGGCGGCCCGGCAAAAGGCTGGCGCTGCGGAGGTATCTGTCCGTCGTACTCAATAAATGGATGTGATGATACGTTTGCTGTCGCCCATTTCTGGATGTCGGTATTGAACGCTCCCTTTGGCCCGATAAACGGGGTTTTTGGTGCAAGGGCGATCATTTCTGTACTTGTTGTCCGCCAGTAGTTGTACATGCGTTGTGCGTCTTTCGCGTCCCTCACCATTGACCGGAAATATCGCTTGCCTTCCACGTTGACTTCATCTCCATAGACAGGCACAATCGGGATATACCGACCGGCCCAATCGTTTGTTTCCAATACCTCTGCGCCCGTCAATATGTGCTGGGTAACCTTCCATGACTTGGTGTCCCGTGAATTGGTGACCGTAATCCCGATTGCGTCGAAAAGGTCTTTACGCTCCTTGTACAGTTTTTCATCAATAACTGACCCATCGGACAGCAATACGATCGATCTCGACTCTTCCGTCCTTTGCCACCATTCAGCGACAAGAATCTGTTCTCCGTCGATCCAGGGGGCTTTTAAATTCCCGTACCCTATTTCGTCCCAGCTCACTTCTTCCGCGCCTTTGTACTTACGCTTAAATTCGTCGCGTGTGAGCTTATCAACCACAAACGCACTATTCCAATCTGAGCTATCCGCAGAAGTGCTGTGCGGGTCACCGTAAATGCTGAAAGGATTTGATACCCTGTCCACCAATATATCAACATCAAACGTGTCATCGTGAGCATAGTCAAGTTTTACGCGCCAATACCCAAAACCACCAGTAACCGCAAAGTCCAGCGCGGTATCGTAAGCTACGTCAGCATTTGAGGTGTATTCGATGTTTCGGATTAGCCCATTGATGATCTTTGCTGTCTCAACGTCTGCTTTGTCATCGACTGGGTGACAAGATATTGAGGGCCTGTTTTGTCGAGCGTCGTTAAGCACCTGGCGCAAAAATGCAGGCATGCGGTTGATCGTCAAGCAAGGCCGAAGCTCAAGCTCTCGCTGCCGCTTTGCTGCGTCGGGCCATTGCTCAGCAAGTCTCGCAAACCTGATGTCATCGAGAGCTTCGTGTCGATTGTCCGACTCAGTTTCCGACGCGAGCTTAAACGCCTCTTTTGCATCAAGCAGGATTTGGTCGTCTGTCATAGCTGTCTTTTGAGTGTTTCAGACAGCCTAACAGTTTTAGGTGGGTTTTTTAGGGGTGTATTTTTAAAGACTATGATAACCGCTCAAGTTTATAAATTGCCGTCGATATTGTCGAGCAGATTTCGTCGATGATGTTCTGGATGTGCGTCTCGCTACCCATCCGATCCCTGTTGCTTTCGACAAACCGATACAGCGCATTAACATCGGCAATCGGATCAGGCCCAACACTATACTTGCCGCCTGAAAATACCGGCACTAGTCCGGAACATCCCGTCCACGCCTCAGCGAGTGCATCTACCTTGTCTTGCAGTGCGCAATACAGCTCGCCTAGTGCCATGTGTTGAGCGTATGACTTTGTCGTAAAGTGGTGCATATGCGCCATTGTGACGCCTGATAAAATTGCCGATATGTAATCCGATGCGCCCTGCTGGTTTGTGCTGCTCATGGTTTGCTTGTGTTGTGTTATCCCATCCATCCGGACACCGTGCTTATGGCTTTTGCTTTGGCTTTTCGTTTTTTTATTCGCTCTGCAAACGTCAGAACCAGAGCGTCAAGATTATCGGGCGAAAACCCATACTCTTTTTTTACCTGTTCTTTTGGAGTTAACCCGAGTATCTTGTTTTTTTCCCATACTTTTTTGATTGCTGTGGCCTCTTGTATTAGCTGATCTTGCACTTTTGGAGTGCACTGTATAGAGTTGGGTTCGTCATCTAGCCAATCAGCAAACGCCTCGTACATTTCGGCACGCTTATTTTTGTGACGATCTGGGTTAAGTGGGCTTCCGCCAAAATCTATTTTTGTTACGTATTCGTCGTAACCATTTCCAATGCAGTTATCGTATACGCCTACGCCAAGTCCGCCAGCATCGACGAAACATCTGTCTGGATTGTTTTTTTCGATCTTATCCATTAATCGCGCCGATGTCTCGTCTATGCGCCCTTTCGGGAACTCCTCGATATAATTGACGTTTCGTCCTTCTCTTTCTGCGATCTTTATTTTATCACCACCAAGCCTGGCCGGGTCTAAACCCCATGATATTGGCGTGTCTGGGTAATTTGACACCGGTAAAGCCATAAAAGCCCTGCGTAACTTTGCTGGCTGAATAATTAGCTCATCACTGTACGTCCTGCATTCTCCGCCATACACGTGCACGTATTCCTCGTAATCGTTTTCTTTCAGGTACGCAATTTCTGATTTTATGGCATCAGTTAACCAGGAATCCGGCAGGTCTGTGTAGTTGACTTTGCACACATAAGCGTCCGGCCTTCTGCGCATGACAAATTGCGAATAAGAGTAGTCCGCTTCCTGGTCGGGGTTAAAGGTTATCCATATTTCCGATCCGTTTTTTCTGATCGTCGGGATTAAGATAGACCATGATCGAGCTGATACAGTGTTTGCTTCTTCTACCCAGCATATAGTTACGCCTTCTTTTGATTTTATCGACTCAACAGTGTGATCTTTTAAGCCTTCAAAAATAAACTCTGTTCCATTTTTGCCCTTGATATACGTATTGCGTACTGTGTAAAAATAACCCAGCTTTAATGCGCTGACCTGCTGCTCTAACAGTCTTTTTACCGAGTCATCTATTGACTTCTGGACTTCTCTTGTGCACAGTATCAGTTCTTCTTTTTTGTGACCTCTCACCAGGAGGCCCATGCCTGCCTGGGTGGATTTTGCCGAATAACGTCCGCCATAAAAAACCTTGTACCTTGAGTTATAGTACTCGTTGGTATCCACAAAAAGCGGGTGATATTGTGATATTGTGGCAAATGATGTTTTGATCTCACTTGCCATTATCACTGCATTCTATTGTTGACATGACAAACACGTGCTTTACCGGGCCACCACCATCTCCTGATATTTCAGTCCTGGCTAGCTTTGGCCTCAAATACTCTTGCAGTGATTGCCACATTTTGACACGCTCAACCGGCGGCAAATCCTCGATGTCGTTGATTATCGTCTTATCGAGCGTACTCATTACTAATTCGATGCTTTTAAGCGCGATCTGTGTCTTTTTATTCGGGACGCCCTTTCTGCTACCGCCTTTGGGTTGCGGTCGTTTGGCACTTTTCGGCAGTGTGCCGATGATTTCCTTGCGCTTGCTCATGCCTAATTTTACCGACTATCAGTGAGGATATTAGGGGTGTTTTTTATGTTTGTGGTCATTTGGATTATAAAAATATTTTCTACTCAACGTTATTTTTATCATTATTTGTTTGCGTGAGTCAAACAAAGTAGGTATATTTAATCAGTGGGTAATGATAGCAATACAACAACAACGGAGACGACAATGACACAGATCAGCTTGACCATCGATG